ACGGCTCCGGCTACGGCTCCGGCTCCGGCGACGGCTCCGGCTCCGGCTCCGGCTCCGGCTCCGGCTACGGCTCCGGCTACGGCTCCGGCTACGGCGACGGCTCCGGCTACGGCGACGGCTACGGCGACGGCGACGGCTACGGCTACGGCTAACCAACCCTGTCCGCGTCTCACGAGGCGGCACAAGCGAGGGTCATTGCAAACGCTGGTCGAGCAAGAGCAGGAGCCAGCGCCGTACAGACGGCACCGACAACGCGATGGCCCTCCCTTGTGATCGAGGACCAGTAAAAACCTGACGGATCACACGACCGCCCACAAGCCCGCAAGGGATGTGCTCTGGAGCGGATCGCCGGTATAGCGTAAGCCGGCACATATACGGCCCCACACATCCCGGAGCCATTGACGGGCCGGTCAGGGGTAAATGACCGGAAACTCCCCGCGCCGAGCTGCCGGCGCTTAACGATGCGCAGCAGCAACGCCGTTGCAGGGCCTACTGGCAGAGAGCCGCGAACGCGGACGGACTATGCAGCGATACCGATTACCTCCCCCCTGGCCCGGCTGTGTGCATTCCAGCCGGGCATCTTTTTGGAGATAGCGATGGCAATGCTGCATGAGCACGACCCCGACCTGCACGCAATCGCGCTTGAAGCGTGCGCACGCAGCATGGTCGACGAATGGGTGCGCAGCCAAACCATGGTTCGCGCGACCGAATGCGAGCTGACCAACGAGGAATACGACGCGATCACGGCTGCGTATTGCAGCGGAGATCCAGTCAAGCTGTTTCAGGCGCATGACCGCGCGGTGCGCCGCGTGCTACGCGCCTTGGCGGATCAATTTGCGGACGCTGAATTAGAGCGCAAGCAAATAGCGGATCGCCGCCGCGATGACGAAGACCGCGCAGCCGATCGCGCAGAGTTCAGGAGGGCATTCGCATGAATCCAATTCTTGCGCGGATTGTCGCCGCGCTTTGTATGCCGGTGATCATTCTCGTCATCGTCATTGCCGATTTGTTCGGCTTGATGGACCTCAACGATGAATAGGCGATACCTGCCGCCAGGATCAATGCGCCGGCAAAGAAACCTTGGTCGCATCGAAGGGATTGTCGGGATGCTGCTGCTGATGTGCGCAATCGGCGCAGTCCTCGTTGCAGCAACGCCGGCAGAACTCTACCGGCCAGCACCCGCAACGATTCACCCGCGGCCGACAGGTACGCCCGCACCCGACGTTCGCGCAGAGATCCCGCCGTGCATTGGTGGCGGGAAAGATTGCAGCGCAGAAATCAATAACGTTCCCGAGCCCGGATCGCTCGCCCTTGTCGGCGCTGGGCTTGTCGGGATCGCATGGAGGAAATGGTTATGAGTCAGACCGCACACGAACGCCTTGCGCTCGACCGCCTGCGCGAAGAACGGCAGCTTCAAAGGATTGAGCGCGCAAACCCGGACCACTTCCGGTTCCCGCGCGAGACGCCGCGCAAGCAACGGCGAATCCCCTTCGTCGCCGACCGGCGCGAGCGGGTCGAACTGCGCGACGCGGTGATCGGCGCCGCGATCTTTGCGGCCTTCGTCGGCGCCCTGGCAACGATGCCGTGGTGGCTGTGATGCCGATCCTGAAGCAACGCACCCACCTGTCGTCGGACGTCGTGCGCCGCGCTGCCTACGACCGCCTCGTGCCGCAGGGTAGCGACAGCGGCTTCCTGCACTGGCTGCAGCGCCAGCGCAACGAGTTCGCCAGGCTACGGCCGGGCGTGAAGGGTGATGAATTCCACCGGCTGTTTGATCGGTGGCTGGAGAGGATGAAATGACCATGACAGGACGAACCATTCTGGGCAGCGAACTTCGCCCCGAGTACGAACCAGACGACGAGCGGTTCCCGTGGGGCCACGAAATCGGAGCGATTGACGCAGCGAACTCAATTCCAGCGGGATCGACCGTGCCTTGCTTCCAGGGGCATCTTGGTTTCGGCGTGCCGAGATCAGTACGGAGGGGATCATGGACGACGACGGCGGGGTGATGTGGTGGGCGCAACAAGGACAACAAGAGGAATACGAGCATGAATGTCTATTTGGCAATCAACAAAGTACAGGCTGCGCTTGCGAAGCAGGGAATCACGAAGGCAAACCGCAACCAGCAGCAGGGCTACAACTTCAGGGGGATCGACGACGTCTACAACGTCATTTCCCCGCTACTTGCTGAACATGGCCTGTGCATCTTGCCGCGCGTGCTGTCTCGTCATTGCGACGAGCGAGTGAATGCAAAGGGAACGGCACTGTTCTATGTGACGGTCGAAGTTGAGTTTGATTTCGTCAGCGCAGAGGATGGAAGCAAACACACCGTCAAGACGTTTGGCGAAGCGATGGACTCGGGCGACAAGGCAACCAACAAGGCAATGAGCGCTGCTTACAAGTACGCAGCATTCCAGGCTTTCGCTATCCCGACAGAAGGCGACCATGACGCCGATGCGCAAACGCATCAGGTTACACCGCAGGCAGCGCCCAAGCCGTTCGACCTCGAAGCCGCGTTGAAGTGGGTGCGCGAGGCCGGCACGCTGGATCAAGCCAAGGATCGCGCACGCAAGGCGTTCCAGCGCGCAACGATGGCCGAAGAGAAGGCGCGCATCGCGGCACTTGTCGAAGAGCTGGAGCAAAACGCGATGACGGAGGCGTAACGTGATTATCACACTGGATATCGAGACCACCCCGGACATGCGCCCCGGCAAGCGCGATGCTTACATCCAGGCTTCGCGCGAGAACTTCCGCGCACCTTCCACGCTCACGAAGGAACAAGCCGCAAACGACCTCGGCCTGACCGACGCGAGCGAAATCAAATTCACGTCGAAAGACGCGATGCTCGCGCGGTGGGTCGAGCGGTTCCGCGACGAGAAGGCGGACGAAGTTGGCGATACGGAGTGGCGCAAGACCTCGTTTGACGGCGCGAAGGGGCAAATCTGCTGCATCGGCGTCGCGCTCGATGACTGCGACCCTATCGCTATCGCATCGGACGACGAGGCACACATCCTGCGCACGTTCTTTGCGCTGGTCGACAAGCACATCCTGCGCAGCAACCTGCGCCGCCCGACGTTCATTGGACACAACATCGCCGGCTTTGATCTGCGATTCGTCTTCCAGCGCGCGGTCATCAACCGTGTGCCGGTGCCTATCTGGTGGCCCCACAATGCTCGACCGTGGGACGACAGCATCAACGACACGATGCTGATGTGGGCGGGGCACGGCAACCGCATCAGCCTCGCCAACCTCTGCAACGCGCTCGGAATCGAGAGCGACAACGAAATGGACGGCTCGATGGTCTGCGACATGGTGATGGCCGGAAGGCTGCAAGAAGTAGCCGACTACTGCGCGGACGACGTGCGTATCACACGCGAATGCTGGCGGCGGATGACGCTGACTGCGGAGCCCGAGTTTGATGAAGATCCGCTCTAAGGAGGCAGCATGACCACGATTGCCGCGAAACCATCGAGTCCAAGCTGCTCGCGCGCTTCAAGGAACAAGTGCCTGACGCTCAGAACCACGAGGCGAGCCTGAAGGGCTACGGGTTTGTTCTCGGCGCGTCCGTGCGCGAGGTCGGCTGCATGCCGATCGAACTCACCGCCGACCGTCCGCTGAAGCGCGGCGGGCACAAGCGCAAAACCGACCACATGAACATGTTTTTCACCTTTTGCCCGTTCTGCGGGAAGAAGTACGAGAAGGAGGCAGCATGACCACCGAGAACCAAACCCTGCAGCAACTGCTTTCCGAGCGCGTGACCGCCTTTGCCAACGGCGACCGCCCGCGCGGGATCATCGACAAGGCCGTCGAGGCGATGTTCGTCGACGTCATCAAGGATGCCTTCCGCAGCTACGGCGACCTGGGCAAGGCCGTCCAGGAGGCGATCAAGGCCGCGATGCCGGCCAACGTCGGCGACGTCTTCGAGATCACCAAGTACAACGCCATGCTCGCCGCCCGCAAGCCTGACCCGCAGGCGTAGCCGATCAACGGGGCGAATGCGCAACGCCGGCCGCCCCACCCTACACAGCCTGCGGAAGCGGGCTTTTTCATGGAGCAACGCATGGACATCACGAAGTTCTGCGCCCCCGGCGACATCCGCCATTACCTGCACAAGCCGATGCGCCACGAAGGTTATCTCTACGCGACCACGGGCCATATCGCCGTTCGCATCGAGGACGATCCCGCCATCGAGGCCGAGCCGATGCCGGCCAACCTGCAGAACAGCGTGCTGCAGAAGATGGCGACCGACACGACGGATCGGACGTGGCGCCCGGTGCCGCAAGTCAATGGCGCGGCCGCCAAGCCTTGCGCTTATTGCGACGGCACGGGTCGCGCCGTCAAGTGCCCGGACTGTGATGGCGATGGCGAGTTCGCGCACGGCGACCACATGTACAAATGCAAGTCCTGCGATGCAGCAGGCTGGGTCGCATCCCCCAGCAAGGACGTTGGGGAAAAGTGCCTTGACTGCTGCGGCAGCGGCATGAGTTGGCAAGAGACGGTCGAGTTCGACGGCGTGCACATCGCCGCCCGCTACATCTACCTCATAGGCACGGAGATTCCCGGCGCCGAGATCGGCATCAGCAAAGACCCGGCCGGCATTCAGCTTTTCCGCGCGCCCGGCATCGTGGGGTGCGTGATGCCGATGCGCGTTTAACAAGGAGCAAGCATGACCACAAAAGCCCCGAAGTTCGCCCCCATCACTGGCGAAGCCGCCCTTGCCATGCGCAAGAAGCTCAACGTCAACCAGTCGGAATTCTGGTCTCGCGTCGGCATCGGCCAGTCCGCCGGCAGCCGCTACGAGTCCGGCCGAAACATCCCGTGCCCGGTGCAAATGCTCCTGCGCATCGCCTACGGCACCAAGGCCCAGGCCGCCAAGCAGGTGGAGGCGCTGCGTCCGAGCGTCGGCGCCGAAGCCAGCGAGGAGGTCGCATCGTGAACGCCCGCGACAACACCCCCTTGCGCACGCTGATCGCCAATCGCCTGTCGGCCGGCGAGGACACGGCGGTCGGGATCGCTAACGCCATCGGCAAGGGCGACACCCCCTCGATCGTCGTCAAGGAACTCAACGCAATGCGCACCGACGGCCAGGTCGAGTGCGAGCAGCGCGGCAAGAACAAGGAACTGGTGTACTGGCTGGCCGTGCCGATCGAGGTCGCCGCCGACAACGTTGCGCCGGAATCGCCCGACGATCGCACCCCATCCATCATCAGCGAATCCGTTCTGCCGGCCGGCACGCGGCAGGGTACGCGCGCCGCGCAGATCTTCCGCGTCCTGCCGCTCTATGGCGCCGAGCCAATGACCGCGCGCCAGATCGCCACGGCCACGGGCGCCGCGCTCGGCCTGATCTCCCCCACCCTTTCCGGGATGGTCAAGGCGGGCCAGATTTCGCGCGTCTTGGCGCACCGGTGCGATGCCTACGG